TTGGAGATCTCCCATTTGCTGACCCACCGTTTACACAAATTGCGAAATGGGTCGGTGCAAGATCTTTTAATGAAATAAAAGATCATTTAAGAGAAACAATTCTACTAACCGGTTTTCCAGCATGGTTTACTGATGCTTATCTAGAAAATCCAGTAGATGATTTCGTACCAAGAAATCCGCTTTTTAGACCAGTTTCAATTCGTGATGTAATTTTAGGGTCACAATACGGATTTCTGAATTTTGATGCGGTTTCACAATATTCATATAATAATTTGATAACTCCAAAAACTGCTAAATTAATGTATAATAATCAAACTGCAAGACTTTTGCAAAGAGCAGTTGAGGAAGGCATTCGTCAATTTATAGTTACTCCTGAAAAAGCTTATCAAGAAATAATACAAAATGTTAATTTAGCTGGAAAAGATTTATATCTAAAAGTTTTCTCTCTCGAGTATAATTACTCTGTTCAAAGAATTGTCAGACAATTTTTAAGATCGCTTTTATCGAGAGCGTTATCTAATTTTGGAAGGCCATATATTGATCTAAAATTCCTAGAATCAACAGTTCAAAAATTATTTAAAGAATTAAATTATCCCGAAGAAGTCCAAAGCGTTTTTAACATAATGATAGAACAATCTCAAATTGTATACACTAACCAACTTCTTCTAACTCAATTAGAACAAATTACTAAGTTAGGAATATTTGACGAAAAGAAAGTAAAAGCAGAGTTAAAAGCCAATAATTTTAATGAACAAATTGCACTTACAATTTTGAATTATGAACTTCAATATGTGCAATTACAACATATCTTGAAACAATACCAATTTATGTTACAAAATTACATTATTAGTTCAAAAGATGCAGAAAATCAATTAAAGAAATTAGGCTTTGATTCTTCCATAATTTCCGAAATTATTTTTGAATATCAAACTGTACCATTAACAAAATATCAAATTTCTCAAATTGAAAGTCTAGCTAAAAAAGGATATTTATCAGTCGATGAAATTATAAAACAATTAAATTCTCTTAAAGTAATTAAAGAATTTGAAGATATATTTATTAATTATGTTAATCAAGAAATTCAAATATCATCAACTCTTTCAACTATAAAACAACAATTAAGGAATTTCTTAATAGATAGTAAAATAGCAGATGCAGAATTAAAGAAATTGAAAATTAACGAATATTTAATAAATGAGATAATTCAAGAAGAGTATAATATAAATATATCTAAATTACAATTATCATATTTAGAAACTTTAGCTAAGAATTTATACTATGATCAAACTCAATTATCTGGAGAATTATCTAAAATTTTGAAAGATAGAACTGCAATAGATCTTTATGCTCAAAAATTCTATTATGAATATGTATTTCCAAAAATTATTAACTATTACGTAAGTTTAGCAAGACATGGAATAATTACAGATATTTCTAAATTGCCAAAAGAAATTATACAATATGAAATTCAGCCCGCAATACAAGTTTTCCAACTTACAACAGAATTAGAATATATAAAATCGTTATTGAAAGATTTGCAAATTAAGCCAACAGATGCTATAAACGAATTGGAAAAATTAGGAATGCAAAAAGATTTAGCTAATTTATTTGTTCAAACTTATGTACCAACATTTTATAATTTACATACAATTATTGGAAATATTGTAAATGGACAACTCTTTAAAGTCGGAAAAGTACCCGTGAATCTAGGAACTGCAGAACAACAATTAAGACAACTAGGAATTCCAGATAATCAAATAAAAATAATTATTGAACAATATGCCTCAACATTCGGTTTAGAAATTTGGAGAAAATACTTGCCTTCATTAAGTACAATTGAGACTGCAATAAAGTATAATTATCCAGAAAAACAATTGATTGACTATTCATTTATACCAAGTGAATTTCTAAATCTTTATAGTAATTTATACCAACATGAGTTAATTGGACAATATGTTCAATCCCTCAAAACTGAGTATGTTCAATTATTAGTTTATGGAGTTCAAAATATTCAATTAGAGAACATAATGAAACAATATGGCATAAATGAAACATTATTAGGAGTTTTCAAATTATCAGCACAAATTAGAAAAATATTAACAGCTTACCAAGAGCTTTACTTAACACCGTCTAAAGCATTACAAATTAGTGAATATATCAGTAATCCAACGCAATTATTACAAAAAGTATTTAGTGAATTTTCAGTTCCTAGCGATTTACAAAATACTTATCTCGAGTATGCAAGGAATAGGAGATTAAGGACTTACGTAAACGAAATAATCTCAACAATCAGTTTATTATTTGAAAAGCAGAAAATTGATCTAAATACTGCACAATCATATTTACAGCAATTGAAAAAGTATGGTTTGACTGATGAAGAAATGCAATTAATATTGTTAAATTGGCAGTTAAGAAGTAACTATTAAATAAATTTGTCATATTTTTTAACTTTTACTCATGAGCGTTAATTTATGTCATTATGAGGCAGAAAATATAAGTTATAAAGATTTAGAAAATCTTCAAGGTATGGTATATTATGAAATTAAATACGATGGAACACATATATGTTTAAAGTATGAAAATGAACTAAAAATTAATACTAGAAAAGATATACCTCATGATAAAGGATTTCAAGATCTTTTTATGAAAGTTCCAAATATTGAACAAATCATCAATTATATAAAACAAAATTCACAATTTATAATACATGGAGAACTTGTACATAAAAAGACATCAGCATTACAGATTCACAAAAATGAAACTCCAGAATTTATAATTTATGATGTCTTTGACAAAGAGAACAACAGATATTTAAGTCCTCTTGAAGTTGATAGCGAAATTTATAAATGGTATCCAGAAATTTGTTTAGATTTAGATGATTTACTTGATATTATAACTAAAGAAAGACTTGAAGGATTAGTAGCTAAAATCTATAATCCGGAATTTGCAAATTGTGAAGAAGGCAAAAACTTCAACTTATGCGTTTATAAATACAAACCATATTTTTCAACTTTAGGAGTAATATTTAAACCAATTAGGAGAGAAATTGATGTTAGACAATTAGCGTTTCTTCTCGGCGAAATAGATAATGATTTAAAGAATAATAAAGATGAATGGTATAGAAATCATCCAGAACTTTACAAGTTCTTACTTTCGAATAAAGATAAAATAATACAGATACTACAAAACGAAAACTTCATATTACAAATTGAAGAAAATACACATTTAGACATTAAGAAAATTAAAGAATACGTTATAAACTTCAAAAGATGACATACATGCTTAATGTTGAATTTGTAATTTGAAATTATTTTCATAACTTTCAAGTCTACAATTCTAAATTTGCATTAGTTCGGCTTTAATTCTGAAGTTAAAAACTTTCAAACTTGCCTCACACAATTACAACTTGCTATATACATAATATTATGTATAAGTTATGCGTGTTTATTTTTGTCAAACTAATAATTTTTTCATATGAGCTTACCATACAAAGTACGTTTTAAATTGCCGTTAGAATTTCTGACACTGCAAGACTGGAATAACTTTGTGCAAAATTTACTATTTATAAATCAATATGGTTCAGCAAAATTATTACAATACTATCAAAATGGCAATTTTCAAAATATAAATGATGTAATTGCAAAATATCTATATGTTTCAGCTTTGAAAGTTATGGGATATAATGTTCTCCATAATTTATCACAACCTCAGGCTTATACATTCGGTGAAGGAAAACAACAGCCATTTGAAAGCATGGCAAATAGACCAACTGTAAATTTTCCATATTCAATACCATTTGAATTTATACAATTTTATCCAATAACTAAATTACCTAGTTATCAATTTCCTGTATTTCCAGTTGAAAAATTAAAAGTTCAATTATCACAAGTTAGTAAACAATTACAACTATTAATTCCCAAACTCATAAGTAAAATTGTAACTCCTCAATTTATTGCAGGAACACAATTTACATTTTCTGGAACAGCAACTGTTGAAGATTTAGTAAATAATTACTTAAATCCTCAATATTTACAAACTTGGAGAGAAATAATAATACAAAATCTTGGAACTTCTGCAGTTCAAATTAATAATGCAATTTATTTAATGCCTAAAAATTGTTTAAAAATAACTGCAAGTTCGCCGTCTGAAATTCAATTAACTGCACAAACTCCAACTTTATTATCTGAAGAAATTGAATTTACAGCAATTCCAACAGTCGCTTATACAATTACGATAACAAATAATCAGCCAGACCCAACACCTTCACCATTTCAACAATTACTAAATTTGAATTTATCATCTATATTATCTAGTTCTAGTCAATTGTTAAATTTAGAATTTTGCTTAGATATCAATTGTAATACACCGCTTTACGCATGGATTGAAAGTTACAATTCTAATTTATCAACTGTCTATATTTGGATTAATTTACCAGTTTCAATTCCTGCAAATTCATCAATTACAATATATATGTTTGTCAGAAATTTAATTCAATATCCTTATACTGGAATGGCACCACAACTTACTTCTACATATGCACAGTATGATAATGGGGAAAATGTATTTACTTTTTATGACAATTTTGCAGGAACTTCGCTTAATACAAATAAATGGGCATCTTATACATCAGGTACAACTATAACAGTAAATAACGGCTTAACAATTCAATCATCTGCTTCTTTTGCTTACGGCGGAATAATTACTTTATCACGATTTCCTACAAATACAATTTTTGATACATATTTAAGTTCATTTACAGTACAATCTTCTACTTATAATAGTGCTCACGGTATAGGTGTTCAAACTGGTAATTCTGATACTTCTAATGGATATCAATATACTTCATGGAATAATAAAAATCCTAATGGTGGAACTATTAGTTATGGGCCTTTATCCAGTAATACGCCAGCAATTACTGCCGGCCCTAATTTTCCTACCTCTAATTCCATAATTTCCGGATATTGGTTAGCAACAGGAAATGAAGCATTTGGAGTAAATTATTCTTTTGTTTCTATAACTGATACTTCCGTTACAAATACAGGCAATAATTATTATGTAATAGGTGCTTATTACGGTGCACAATCTGGAACTAGTGTATGGTATTGGGCAAGAGTAAGAGCTTACCCGCCAAACGGAGTAATGCCTTCAAATTCTCAGCCACAAAAGACAATAATACTAGTAGGATGAAGGTAAAATGTCTTCAACTTACTGTGTTCAATTAACATCAGAAATTTTAGTATTGTCTATAACTACAGTAAATCCTGTAAATTTTACTAATTTACAATTCTCATTATCTGTAAATTCTTTAGTTATCTTTCTATTTTCAAAATATCCATTTAATTCTGGAGCTACAAATAATTTTTGTATAAATCAAGATGAATTTGGATTTGCACAAGTTGGTCAAACTTTCAATATAGATTTATCCAATTATCAAAATTATTATATGCTAATTTTAATTTATCCACAAGGATTTAGTTTCTATAATTATACAAGTTGTTCAATTGTTAGTAATTTGACTATGACTTTTCAGAATACTACAATTTCACCGATTACAAATGAAACAGTAAACAATAATTTTGATGGTCAAGGAGAAACTGGATTTTGTACATGTTTTAATATACAAAGCCATATTTTAGGAACTACTTGTAACAATTCAAATTATGTTCCAATTATTTCATTAAATGATCTAAATAATCAATTATTAATAATGACATGTCAAGCATTTATATATGAAAATAATACAACTGTAGGATTTGTAACATCAGGTACATGTAGTTATTTTGGAGGATTTATATCAGCAAATATAACATTTATTGCAAATCAATCAGTTATAGATTTTCTAAATAGTAACAATATTTCTTATAATATTTTATCATCTACTTCATGTCAACCAACTTCTAGTTTATTTCCGTGTACTTCACCATGTAAATCATTTTATCAAATTGCAAAATTACTATCTCCACCAACTAAGTATTCTATAATATCTTCAAAATTATGGAATGAAATTGTACAAGATTTATATTTAGCTTACAGTGTATTTAAATATATTAATTATTTATCACGATTTATCTATTTAGAATATATATATCCCACAATTTTAGACTTCTATAATTTCTATGAGAACTTTCAACCATATGCATTTACGCCGTTATTATATGCAAAAAAAGGACTTCCGCTAACTGCTAACGATTTTAATAAATTGATAAATGCTATTATAGAATTAGCAAATGAAAATAATATAAAATTGAAAAAAGGACTTTCTTATGTTCAGCATGATCAAGTAGTAAAAGTTTCACAATTTGCAGATATAGTTTATAATGTTAATCAATTTCTAACGTTTAATTATAACCAGTACTTTCTACTTAGTTGCACTGGAAACGAATTTAATAACTTATTGAGTTCAATAACTACATTTCTAAATGTCTTAATTTCAAGTCCTATAAATAACATTACAATTCCAACTAATGTCTATATTAAAAATTTATTAATTTATAATAACGGTCTAACTATTGATATCTTTGGTTCAATAGACAAATTTTTAGTTGTTCTAAATTCTGGAACAATTATAATTGATAATAATGCTTCTATAAATACGTTAGAAATTGGAAACAATAGTGGAACAATTCAAATTAATGATAATGCAATAATTCAAAACTTTATTTGTAATCAAAATATCGGAACTGTAAATATTTCATCAAGTGCTACAATTATAAATAATCAATGTGCTTAATATAGAACTTTTACATATTCGATTTTAGTTTTAAATTAAAAAGTTCTAAATTTGACCTCATAATGTTCTTCATAATTTACAAAATACAAATTCTTTATTATCATCGGTTATAAAAGTTAGAACTGTACCATATAATTTTTTCATTAAATCAAACTTATTTTTTGTCCATTCATGAATGGCTATACAAAATTGTTTATATTTTTGTAATTGAGAAAAATCTAAATTTTTCTCACAGCCTTCACAATCCATAACCAAAATGTCAGTGCTTGGATATTCTTTACCAGTCCATTCCTTATGAATCTCAACTTTATCACAAATATTGAAATCTTTACAAACAATTTCCTTAAATTTCTTATTTAATTGTTCTTCTTTTTCATAACCGATTATTCTCTTAGCCTCTTTTAAGAGGAAATATATAGCTGAACTTCCACAATCATTACCGATTATTGTTACAGTTCTATCTTTAACTTCAAGTCTTCCGTAAGCTTGGTCAAATTCGTGCCAATAACAACATTGCAATTTACAAAAATAGTCTTTAAAATTTATACTCATAATTAAATCACTTCAAACAATGCATAAACTTTAGCTTTTCCAGTTGCCCATGCGTAAACATTTGCGGGATTATTCACATGTATTTCCAAACTATCATTTTGTAGAATTGGGAAATTATTATATAAATTATTGCCAATGTAAACTATGTAATTACTCAAGTTTTGTAATATTATTCTTACAGTTTCAATAGAGGGGCCTGAATATAAAGGTGAAGGAGTTGTAGAAACATCTAACTGTAGTCCTTCTATTGTTGGAGGTGACAAATATAATGTAAGCTTATTAATTGTATTAGCTAAACCGACAGTCGCTAAATAAACATATGTAAGCGTGTAAGCTATAGAATCAGCAATAAAATAAATTGCATTTTGTAACGAAAGACCTAATCTTTTAGCTATTGAATTTATGATCTCATAAAATGAAACATAGAAATTCTGTAAATCTTGACTAATTATAGTTCTAGTTTGTTGAACATTCGAAATTAAATAATTTACAACATTATAAATTGTTTCATATAAAGCAATTGTATCTTTAGATAAAATTGAAGTAGCCGTAGGTACGGCAACTATAATTTTTTCATAAATTTCTTGAGGAAGTTTAACAATTGAGTAATATAATTGTTCATTTGAATATAAAATTAAATTTATTTGTTGATTTGCAGTAGCTATAAATCCAGCAATATAAATTGGGTCTAACTCTGTTAACACTGGCTGTCCAGCTACATAAATTTCATCATAGAAAAATCCAGAACTAGCAGTTATTGAACCTGGAATTGTTAAGTTTCCATTTTTTAGAATTGATGTTACAGCATTTCCACCAGTCTCATAAAGCTGAATTAAAAGCAAAGATGCAGTATTCCACATTCCAGATGTTAAACGCTGGAATGGTGAAGCTAATAAACTTGAGATTGAAGCATATGTAATGCTCATATGTTTATATACTTAAATTGTAGTAAAAATAAACTCATAGCTTATATATCATATTATGTATATTGCTTGATCTAATTGATCTTATAACGAATTGACAATATTTTAATCTGTCATATCAGTGAAATTTAATTATGAAAATCTTTACTTTTGCAGGATATACAAAACATTTAGAAGAATTAGATTTTGACTATGTTGTAGTAGATAAAACTTTTAATGATTTAACTCCCCAGTTAATCGATAAATATTCAGATAAAATTATCTGGAATGAAACAAATAGTGAAATTAGATGGATCAGAATTGCGAAACAATTATTGAAAATTCTAGATATAGCAAAAGATCAAGATGATGATATATTTGCAATTATAGATAGTGATTTAATAGTTCCAAAATTACGCGATATAGATCCACAAAATAGAATTTTGACTTTATGTTATTGGCTTTATTATTCGTGGGCTAACGAAATAAGACCTTTCTGCTCTGGAACAAACTACATATTTAATAAAAAACATATTGCAATTTTTGAATCTGTAATTAATGTCTATCTTGATAAACAATATTATGAATATTTTCCAATAGATATATTTCTACATGACCATATTTTGCCTATAAATATATTAAAATTAGGAACTATACATTATGTAAAAATTCCAGAAGGCGAA